TATGACTAAAGGAACACCATTGAGCAGCCAGATCATTTGGCTTGAAGAACGAGTAAAAGAACTCGAAGATCAGGTGCAATATAAACAAAACACAATCGACGCACTGACTACTATGTGCAATAGGTTGCAAAATCAAACCGGTAATTCTGGGCTAGAGTCCGATAAAATTGAAAATATTTTAATGGATAGTTTGGATGCTCGATACAAAAAGCAAGTTGAAAAGATCAGCAATTCTGGTGAGGGTATCTACACATCTCAGCGTGCTGCAGCTGTTTATCTGGTAGAAGAACTTGTTGACGAAGTTATCAAATCGAGCTATGATGATAATCAAATCAAGCTCGCATACGCAATCGAACTGCTCAAGAGGAATCAATCTTGAGGGAGAAAAAGTAATGAAAGTATACGTCGACGAATATAACTCATTTGGTGGATGTGATGGTCTTCCATACGGTGTTGGTGATTACGTTAATCTTATTCCTTGGGATCTTGTTAAGGATACTGATTGGGAAGCATGCAGCTATGGTAAAGACTATCAGCCAAAGGTTGTAGAAATATCCGAGGAGGATTACGCTAAGTTTCGTGAAGGATGTAAAAATATCCATGCTGTCATAAACGAAGTATACAAACAAGTGGGTGAGTGGTACGATAATGAGTGATATTGTTGAGCGGTTGTTAAGTACTGGCGAACATTTGGCCAAAGAAGCTGCTTATGAGATTGAGCGGCTAAAAGGTCACATTGAGGAGCTTGAAGGAACTGTCAGTATAGCTGCACTTGCCAATCAGCAGTTAAACAAAGAAAACAAGCGTCTTATGATCTACCGCAAAGCTATTCATAAAATGTGCTCTCACCGAATGAAGACAGTTGACCATTATATCATGGACGCCAAACAAGCCGTTGCATGGTATGAAGATCTTAGCGAAGAAGCTGTTGACAAAAAGCTAGAAGTAGACGACTATATCCGTATTGCCAAACAAGCACATCTAGATGCAGGTGACTGACATGATTAAAATAGTAAACTCAAACGAATATCAAGGAGACTCAATGTATACCCTCAAGATTGATCCAGAAACAATGGATGGAATTATCAAGCAAGCGCTAATCCATGATTATCGCAGTCTTCGTGATGCAACACATGATCTTATGAATCGTCCTATTCGTCCTTTTGAGACAGAAGATCTCCTTAACAATGTTAAGTGGGTAGAAGCAATGAAAACCTTACTAACATTCTATCTTGTTGATGAGGAATACGAAGATCTGATGGCTGAGGAACCTCAAGAGCAGTTTGATTGGTCTTTTGATGAAGATGAAGAAGAGGAAGTTGAATCTGATGATGAATGAAGCTGATCAAGACCGCCATTTTGCAGACCATGCAATCGTTGATGGTCTTGAGCGTTTCAATGTGGGAACATTCAAAACAGTAACAGAAGCAAGTTATTGGATTGAAGACTGGCGTTCACGCCATCTAAGCCGTACCCCTAATGCTTCGATACAGCAAGGACCTCAAGGGATCTTTGCTATGTGTTGGATGAGAGCAGAGAATGAACAAGCTAAAACGAATCAAAGCTAAAGATCCAAAGTTTGAGCTACATTTTGTTATTGGATTTTATGATCATCCATTAACAGGGCTTGCTCATTACGATGGAGAACTTGTATTCTTTGAAAGACAGTATCGTAGCAACTTCATCGAGCTATTCTCTCTGTCGTTCTTTGAGAAGTTAAAGTACAAGGTTCGTAAAGCTGGGTTTGAGATTTGTGTTGGAACACATAACACATATGACAAAGGAAAGGATGCGGATTTCTTCTATTGGCGTAGTCCAAAGTGGATCCACCGTATCCTTTATAATTATTATTACTACGGTTTGAATTTTAGTAAATGGAGAAACAAATGAGCAACGAACCTTTCAAAGCATTACTTGAGGAATATGTCAACTTGAAAGAAGAGAACAAACGTCTTCTTCATCAAAACAAATTAATGCAAAAAGAAATATCCAGTCAAGTGAAAGCTTCAAAACCAAAAGCTGACCTCTATACAATTAGTAGCAATAACCAAACCGCTAATTTGGTTGTTGGTGGTGGAATCACTCCAAAATGGGGGTTAACTGACTTTGAATATGATACAGGACATGTTGTGGTTAGAGATGATTCTCATAACTGGGGCTAACCTATTGATGTTTTTGTGAAAAAAAACTGTTGACTAAATATTGTGGCCATGGTATTATTAATAATCAAAAGTGTTCAAACGGAGAGAACAAATGGCTCACAATATCGAATTTATCAATGGCAAAGCACAAATGGCATATGCAGGGGATGTTCCTTGGCATGGCCTCGGTACTAAAGTTCCTAACGACCTCACACCAGCTCAAATGCTTGAGGTTGCAGGTCTTAACTGGACTGTTGATAAGGTTCCTGCTTTTATTGAAACCAAGCCAGGTTGGAAGGTTCCTGTCGGCAAGTCTGCTCTGGTTCGTTCTTCAGACAGCTCAATTCTTGATGTTGTTTCTGATGACTGGAATCCAGTTCAGAACGAAACTGCTTTTGAGTTCTTCAATGACTTTGTAGCAGCTGGCGATATGGAAATGCATACAGCTGGCTCGTTGCAAGATGGTAAGATCGTTTGGGGTCTTGCCAAGGTCAAGCAGTCGTTTGAGCTGTTTAAAGGCGATGAGATTGAGTCTTACTTGCTGTTCTCTAACTTCCACAAGTTTGGTGCTGCAACAGACGTTCGCTTTACACCAATTCGTGTTGTATGCAATAACACACTTACTCTTTCATTGAACCAGCAAGTTAACAACATGGCTAAGATTTCACATCGCCGTGTGTTTGATGGTGATAATGTTAAGATCATGCTTGGTATTGCATCTGATAAGCTCGCTCAATATAAAGAGATGGCAGCATTCCTTGGTTCTAAGCAGTATTCTGATGAGAATGTTGTTGAATACTTTAAGCGTGTGTTTCCCGTCCTTGGCCAAGCTAAGAAGAAGGAAATCTCTTCTAACGCTGCTTTGGCTCTTGATGTTATCCACGAACAGCCTGGTGCAAAGTATGCTGAAGGTTCATGGTGGCAAGCATTCAACACCGTTACCTACATGACCGATCACATTATTGGTCGTAATGCTGACAACCGCTTGACGTCAGCTTGGTATGGTGCTAACAAGCAGCTTAAGACCAATGCATTAGAACTTGCTGTCGACTTTGCGGAGGCAGCGTAATGCTCACTGATCATGAGACCGAAATATTCTTTGTTGGTTTTTTTGCAGCAGTTATGAGTATTTGGCCTGTAGCATTCCTTTTACTCCTCCCACACGATGGTTGGAGAAAAGGATTCTACAAGGGTGAATATGAGCGAAAGATCAAATTATTGGAGAAGGATAACGAAGATTTACGTACGGATCTAGTATTCCATCAGCAAGTATTAGACAAGTATCTTCGTACAAAATTTAGTGAAAAAAATTGTTGATTTTATTCCAAGGATATTCTATACTAATACTATAGGAGATTTGTTATGCGTGTAAAAGTTAAGAATCGTTTGTGGGAAAAGCGTCACCTCTATGCTAGCGGAGTTCAGAAAGAATTCTTCTGGATAGAAGGTGACATTATTGACACTCCTAAGTGGGTTGACTATCCTGCTTTGACAATCCGTACAGGTCCTAAGCGCTATAATTTTTCTGTTATAGACTTAGCAATGGTTGTTGAGAAGGACGGTGACGCCTTTACTGCTCCAGTTCAAAAGCCAAACGCTAAGATAGTTAAGGTCAAAGGTTCAAAGGGCGATATATATACTGTGACGATTGGTTTAAAGCATTCTTCATGTACATGTCATGCTTTTCAATTTCGTCGTTCTTGTAAACACATTAAACAGGTTATGGAAGCGGCCTAGTGATTAATACTGATTGTAGTTTTGTTTCGCATGGTTTAATGAAAATGCTTGAAAAAGAGTACGGCTACAAGTATATTTTTGACACTTGTCTTCCAACAACAACTGGGGGTTGGTCAGCGTTTGCTGCTGGTATATTCTATACACCAGAAAATAAATATGTAGCTTTTTATGTTGATGGAAGTAGACAAAATTGGATTCAGGTTGATGCAACAGAAGCTGTCAACGGAAGGTTCACTGGCATAAAAGCAAAAAATGGTGAAATAATATACAGTAGACATAAAACCCATCAAGCTATATCACAGGACAAATCTGTGTTTATTCTTGGCGGCCGTGAACGTGTTATTTCTTCACCAGCAGATCTTGTTGAGTTTGAAGTTGTTGGTGATAAATTAATGATTGTTGGAGAAGATAATGGAAATTGATCAGAAGATGCTCGATGATATGCGTGAGTGGATGCGTAATTATATTAATAACACGTGCATATATCGTGTGCAACCTGGTGAACTAGAACTTCCAAGTAAACATCCAGATTATACGTATGCATGGCAAATTTATCTACGTCGTGGTTTGTTCAATAGTAAATTCCAATCAATATTAGGTGTGTTGTTTTGGGATATGTTTCAAGCCAAATTTAAGACAGCTAAATTTCAAATTGCTGGATTGGAAACTGGTGCAACACCAATATTATCAGCAATCGTTAATGCAGCAAGTCTTTTTGATATTGAGTGTAATGCATTCAGCATTAGAGCTGACCGCAAGAAGTATGGGTTGTTTAATAGATTTGAAGGAATTGTTGATTATAAAACACCTGTGCTAATTGTGGATGACATTAGCAACTCAAAAGATACAATCCACAAAGCACTGTTTTACTGCACAAGTGGTGGGTTGCAGGTTGTACGCGATGCTTTCACGATTATTAACAAAGATCCAACAAACATTGAACAGGACAAGTACGTTGGCAACCAACTCAACGTAAAGAGTATATTCTCGCTCAATGATTTTGACCTCATGTATAATGATTATATTGCAAAAAATGGAAATATAAATCTTGTTGACTTTGAGCGTGAAAGAGGCGATAAATAATATTGCTGAGGTTGCTGACGTAAGTAGAATAGATGAACTGGACACGAGGGCAGTACTCGTCCGGTCCACCATTTATGGGCCGGAAATAGGATCGACAGGCATAGTAAAGACTGTACCGAGACCAAAAGCAAACGTATTAGATGCAAACGATAATGCACCTATCTCTCATGCACTAGCTGCCTGAGAATGAGCTCGGTGGGGAGCTTGGAAACAGAATCCCCACCACATTTTTTTTTGAGGAACATATGGTTTTAATATCTACCACATTCTTTGTAATTGTAGGTTATTTGATATTATCAGAAATCATGGAACAGGTCCCTTAGCTCAGCTGGATTATAAATAGACCTACGGACATGTATTAAGGAGGTCTACATGAATACAAGAGATATAGGTAAATTTGGTGAGCTTGTTGCTATGAAAGAATTATCAAAAATTGGATACGATATTTTACTACCAACATCAGATCATTTACCATTTGATTTTGTTGCTTATAAAAATTCAATGCTATTTAAAATTCAAGTAAAAACAAGAAGTAAGACAAACGGTGTTTTATCTTTCAAACTATCAAAAAACCCATATCCAAGATACAACGAAACAGTTCAAGGGCGTAAATATAGTGAACAAGATTTTGATTGGTTGTTGCTTGTTGACATAGAAACTGAATCAGTTTATAAGTTTACATGGGAAGATTTGATTGATAAAGAATCAATTAATCTAAGAATAGAAAAAACAAAAAACAATCAAACAAAAGGCGTTTGGATAGCAGAAAATTATGCGCTCGTAGCTTAACAGGAAAAAGCAACGGTCTTCTAAACCGTAGAGTACAGGTTCGAGTCCTGTCGAGCGCGCCAACAGACATTCAATCAGGAGGACTTAATGCAGCAAGCTGTTAACTATTCCGTCGATATGCTCAAACGTGCAGCTTTCACAGATGAACTTAACAAACTTCGATTACAGCAGCAAAGTCCTCCTAACCCACAAAAAGATAATACCGCAATAATAATTTATCTTGAAGAACGACTAAAAGAGATTGCCAATTTACATGGTAAGTGATATACTGGGGGAGTAGCTTAAAGGTGAAGCCGGCCGCTCATAACGGTCTGAGTGTAGGTTCGAGTCCTACCTTCCCCACCAACATTATGGAGTCTAATATGTCATTACAATTTGTTGAACCACCATTTCCATACATTGACGAAACGATCAAGCAGCTTGAAAAAGAACTTGATCAAGCTTTGTGGAATGAAGACCATACGCGTGCTCAACGTATCCGTTCACAAATACAAACATATGAAATCAAGTTATCGCTTGGCGAACAGTTTGTGGTATCGTTCTGATGAAATCATTCTTTGATACAAACAAGTTCATTGCTCAAATCAATGAGATGTGCTCGGGTGAGAGCATTGAATACATCGATGCTGTTATTGTTTGGTGTGAAAGAAACAATATTGAGCTTGAGTTTATTGCAAGCGTAATTAAGAAGGATCCTTTGATTAAGTCAAAGATCCAATCAGAAGCTGAACAACTTAATTTTATTAAACCAGTAGGATCAAGGTTGCCGATATGATTGCTAAAGTAAAAGAAGTTGAAATAGATCTTAGTGATTTTGACGATTGGGATTTGCAAGAAGAATTAGAATCTCGTGGGTATAGAATTGATCCACAGTTGGATGATTTTGAAGATTGGGAAATCTACGAAGAATTTGAAAATCGTAAACTTGATAAACAATCTGAACATTTAGAAGACTCAATCTTTGCACTTTATGAAGAATGGTTAGCAGATGAAGGCGACAACGACCGTCGATTTGATAAAGCACTAAGAGCATTCTTCTCAAAACACTTAGATAAGAATTTATGATGTCAGCATTTGAATGTTACCAGCAGTACATTGCGCTAAAGAACCACTTTAGCCAGCCATCATATGATTACTTTAAATACAATGGCAAGACAAACGCAACAAAGTCTAAATTCGATGTAAGGAAAGATCGCTTGTTCTTTGAAAGGTTGGCTAAACATAAAGATCCAATTGGGTTTCTTGTTGCTAATCTTGCAGAAAACAACAAAGCATGGATTCGTGATATTGCATACAGCGAGCAAGCAAACGAACTATATGCTCAACAGCAAAAGAGAATCCAATCACTTTCGTACTTGTTTGAAAACGAGCTAAACAAGCTAAACAAAGACTTTCCAACAAACTTTGAAATCCATAACAATAAGCAACCACAGCTTGTTAAGCTATACCTCCAAAAAGAGATATCACTTGAGACTCTTGCAATCATAATTGATCTAACAAAGTGTATTGCGTTCTTTGACAAGGAACTTGAATATGATCCTAGTTGGAATCCTCTTTCAATTAAGGTCAAGAAATATACACCTTTTATTCAGTATGATAAGAAGAAGTTCAAAAAGATAATTGTTGACAAATTCAAGTTAGGGTGATACTATGGCTAAGATGATACGTACAGGTGCCAACTCAAAAGTTCGAACCAATAAGAACGGTTCTACTTCAACTTATACTAGAGCAAAGCCAGGAAGTCCTTGGAAAAAAACTGGTGGAAGCAGTCAAACTCGTAAGGGCAAATGACTAAATACTACTGAGCGCCGATACAGCTCATATACAATTATACAAACACACGGAGATATACGATGACATCATTTTTACAACTCAAGAAAAATTCTGGTAAGGGCTCTTTAGAAACTCTTACAGCCGAGCTTACAAAGCTCTCTGGCAAACAAACCCAAGAATCACGCACAGACGACCGCATTTGGTATCCATCAGTCGATAAGGCTGGAAATGGTTATGCTGTGATTCGTTTCCTTCCACCTCCCGAAGGTGAAGACGTTCCTTTCATTCGCATGTTTGATCATGGTTTCCAAGGTCCTACTGGCCAATGGTATATTGAGAACTCTCTCACAACACTTGGTAAGCAAGATCCTGTTAGTGAGTTGAATACAAAGCTGTGGGCTACTGGTCTTGAGTCTGATAAGGCAGTTGTTCGTAAGCAAAAGCGTAAGTTGAACTTCTACAGCAACATCTACATTATCAAGGATGAAAACAACCCTGAGAACGAAGGTAAGGTATTCTTGTTTAAGTACGGCAAGAAGATCTTTGACAAGCTCAACGAAGCAATGCAGCCAGCTTATCCTGATGAAGATCCTTTGAATCCATTTGATCTTTGGGAAGGTGCAGACTTCAAGTTAAAGATTCGTAACGTTGAAGGATATCGCAACTACGACAAGTCTGAGTTTGCTAAGCCATCTGCTCTTAGCGACGATGACAAGACACTCGAACGTATTTGGAAGCAGTGCCATTCACTACAGGCATTCCTTGCTCCTTCTAACTTCAAGTCTTATGATGAGTTAAAGACTCGTTTGAACCTTGTACTTGGTTTGGATACAAATGTATCTACACCAGCAAAGCAATTGGCTGCACATGAAGATCTTGATGATGAGATTCCGTGGCAGACACCCACGCCTGCAAAGGCTACACCTGCGCCAGCACAGCGTTCAGTTCCAGCATTTGATGATGACGATGATGATGGGTTGGAATTCTTCAATAAGCTAGCTAGCAAGGGTTGATTAAAGGGGCTTAGGCCCCTTTTTTCTTATCAAGCTCCAATATGGAATAGCTCTTTAAATCTTGTTTTAGCATCGACTGGTTCAACATGACCAACGCTGCTTGTATGATCGGACTGCGTTGTGTTCTTTGCAGGAGCATGCTGTGTATTTTGGTTGACAGTGATACCCTGTCTTGCAGATCTTTGATCCATTGCATCTCTTGTAGATGCTTGTGCTAACTGTGTTCCTCTTGTTGGTGTAGAAGGTTGCATGATACCACCAAGCATTCCACCAGCGAGAGATCCAAGCATTCCACCAGCACGACCACCTAGCATTCCGCCAAGCATGCCTCCAATACCAGCAAGACCACCGCCACCACCCATGGGCATACCGCCCATACCACCCATTCCTCCAGCCATACCTTGGCCGCCCATTCCTCCGCTAGGTATACCGCCTCCAGCACCACCAGCAGCACCTACAGGATCGTTAGATACTTTATCACCACCTGATCCACCTGCAGGACCACCTCCACCAGAAGCAGCGCCTCCCTGCACTTCACCAGAAGCAACTTGTACACCACGTGGAATATCATATGAACCCTGCTCGCCTTTTGCAGCTGAGAAGTGCATTGGATCTTTAACAGACTTCCAATTCATACCCCATCCAAGGCCATGCTTTGCAGCAAGTGCACCAGTTTCAGGAGGAAGATCGGTTTGTGTTGATTTGTTTGGATTTTGCCCAGGATTGATATCAATAGCAGCACCCATAGCGTGGTAAGATTTTACCTTTGGGTTGTTTACGTTTGCACGATCAGCATAGCCACCAATGCTATTGATCTTATAACCTGTGGCTTCAAGATCATCGATGAATCCTTGGAAGTTGGCTGCATAAGCTGCGCCAACTTGAGCTGTCTTACCGCTTTTTGTTTTGATTGTTGTCATCGCAGGTTTCATAGCAGCTTCACCAGCTGGACCTCCACCCTGACCAGCTGCAATCTTTTGTCCTGCAGATGGTGTAGCAGGTCCGCCAAGTGCTGCTTTTGCAGCTTCTGCTTTTGTTGGTCCGCTTCCAGCAGCTGGTGTTCCTACAACTTGTGTAGCTTGCTGTCCTAAATTACCAGTATCACTTGCAGCAGCTGCTAATTGAGTTGCAGCTTTATTTTGAGCTGGTTGTTCTGTGCCACCACCTCTAGGACCAGCAGGTGCGGCTGATGGTGCAGCTGCTGTTTCTTCGCCAGCAGGTTTAATTTCAGCACCAGCATACTGGTTAGCAGCAGCAACTCTTTGAGCTCTTGCTGCACCAGAAGATCTTTCGTAGTATTGATCGACAATCGAAGCTGCTTCTGCAGCATCTTTTGCCATTCTTAATTTTGCACCAGCTTGTTTGTTATTGTTGTTGAGTTCCCAGTTAACAAATTCAAGTTGATCTTTAAATGACGAGCCTTCTAGTTCCTTGCCATACAATGATTTGAACATAGCTTGTCTATCAGGATGCCACTGAGCAATACCAACAGCCTTGCCATTATCACCTTTACGCTTGCCAGATATAACATCGCTTGAGAAGTCACCAGATTCAATCTTAAGGTTACCAACAATACCAGCAGCTTGTTCTTTTGTCCACCCTTTAGATGTAAAGAATTGCATTGCTTCTGATGCACTTCCTGATACATTACCAATAGCACCTGTTTTTTCACTACCAGCATTGCTGTTATTACCAGCTGGTATTTGAGGAACACCAGATGATGGAGTACTGCTTGCTGATCTTCCACCACTTGGTAATGCAATAGGTGCAGATGTTTGTGCACCACCTTGCTGTGCTGCTTTGATATCAGCTGATTGTTCTGGCTTACCACCAGATGCCATGTCATAGATACCTTTACCAGCTTTTCCACCTAACCACGAACCCAACATACCACCGATGTATGTTCCAACACCAGGGAAAATTAAGCTTCCTAATACAGCACCAGCTGCTCCACCAGCCATTGCACCACCACCAGCGGATAGTGCTTTACCAGCATTTCCAGATTCTGAGTATTCTGATACACCTTCTATCAGACCACCAAGCGCAGCTCCACCAGCTAGCTTTCCAACACCACCAATTCCTTTGATAGCAGCCCCAGCCTTACCAAGGAACCCTGTCTTTGGCGCAACTTTACCAGCTCCACTTGCAGCTCCACCCTTACCACCACCAATGTTAGATAAAGCGTCAGCTACTTCACCAAGTACACTCTTTTCCTCACCACCTGCTTTTGAACCACCCTTTATTAGTTCTTTTAAAAGTGTGTTAGTAACTTGTTGATGAGCTACCATTTGCTTGAGAAGATCATTAGAGTTAGTAACTTGTTCTGCTACTCTTTCAGTGGCAATAATACCTTTTTCATCACCAAACTCTTTTTCTTCTTTTGGATCGTCTTTTTTCTCTTTGAGTTTTTCTAAACCAGGAAAAGCAGTTTTGAATGCATGTGTTCCAAAGTCCATAGCTGCCTTTTTGAAGGCATTCTTAATCATTGTTTCAGCAGTTTCAGGGCCTTGTTTTTCATTAGTATCAACAGTTGTTGTTGATCTTTGACTTGCCATATTTTTTTGAAACTTAAGCTCTTCTTTAGTAAGATCAATAAGTTCTTCTACGGCTTGTGTTGTTTTCTTTTGTTCTTTTAAAGCTTCTTCTTCAGCATCAGCTTGTGCTTTCAATTGAGCAGCAATAGCTTGCTGGGCAGCTGGCCCAAGCTTAGCTAAATCTTCTGGTGTAAGCCCTTGCTGTTTCTTTGAACCTTTAGCCATTAGTTAATCTTTGCTAACTTTTCTTGACCACGAGTATAAGCAGCAACACCTAAAATAGCACCAAATGCAATGTGAATCATACCACCATTAGATAGTGTAAGACTTTGCCACGCTACGTACTGCATGTCATATTTGAATGCACGCATAACAATTGGCTGAATCATAGAAAAGATTGGAAACACAATAAAGTCCATAGCACACATTGCCATGTAAAGCCATCCCATCGCAGGACGCCAATAGGCTTTTACCCAATGCTCATCTTCCTTTTCCATTTGATGCTCAACAACCTCTTTATCAACGGCTGTTTGAGCTAAACCAACAGAAGCAGTAGCTTGAGCTTGTGCTGTTTGCTGATTCATTTGGACGGTTTGTTGTGCCATCACAGATGATGCTTGGTTATTGTTATTATTAACATCAACGACCGTCACTGCTGGTTGAGGTGTAACTACTCTTTCAACAGGTGGAGCCGCATCATCTACGTTTGGATCCTTTGGTGTGAATTTAGCCATTATACTCTTCTCTTTTGTTCTTCTAATTCTTCGAGATACTTCATCAGTAATTCAACATAAATGTCACGTTCAAATGGTATAAGGTTTTCTAACTCAGTAATAGAATATTTATGGTGCTGAATCAAAGAGAACTGAGACATATAGTAGTTCTCTAATGTATTGTGATTCAGCGCAAGGTAAAAAAATCAGTTAACGTTGATAGTTCAATCTTACGCTCGTTTCCTAAAGTATTCTTGTACTTAATTTCGTAATGTAATTTTGGTTGACTTGTCATAAAGTCACGAACCTTATCAAAAGTCTTCACATCAAGGTTTTCAACAAAGTCCTCTATCTCTTTCATAGGAACATTCTTTGCACTGTAAACACCATCAGCATCATAGAACTTTTCAATACAGCGAAGGATTAGTTGGTAAAATGCTTCATCACCAGATTGTAAGAACTCCTTATCATTATAAAGAGATGCATCAGGATATTTCATTACAATTCCAACCTTGTCAGTAATTTGGATTGTTTTGTCAACCGTTTCTGGGAATTGTACTTCAACCTCATTAAGGTCAATATCAAAATCATAGATGTTGTTGTCTTCAAAGTCTTTGTAAGAGACACTAACGATGTTGTTAACAGATTGTGCTCTGATACGAAGGAACAAATATTCGATATCAAACAATGAGAACTTATCGATATCGATCTTATCGATTGCGCAGTTGTTAACAACTTGCTTGATAGCTTGTAGAAGATCAGCTTCTTGTTCACTTGCTTTTGCCATTAGCAATAGTTTTTCTTCCTTAACAAGAAAAGGTCTAAATTTAACATTCTTTTGTGTTGAAGGAACTTTTAGTGTGAATACAGGGTGCTCAATTTTAGGAAGTGCCATGATATACTCCAGTTAATATAATTAAGGATTACGTGCAAACGATTGTTGAAGTTGTTGTGCTAGCTGTTGACCGCCAGGACCAGATATTTGTGCAGAGAAGGATGTTCTGTTAGATTCCAATGGTGTTGATAAAATAGAAGGTGTGTTGTTACTTAATAATTTCTGTACGTTCTGGCTTGGTATGCTACCTTGTTGTGTTGTTGGTAGTGCAGAACCAACCCCAAGCATAGCCCAATCTCTAAATGAAAAAGTTACTGTTATTTTCATTAACTGATTTGTATCATTCCATCCAACGTTAATGTCGTTAACCGATTCTGGAAATGCCTGATACATTACAATATCTTTAATTTGGTTACCAGCTTGATCATAAACATAAACGTGTAAGTCTGTTGTGTAATTAGTTTTATACTCTGTCGTGTAAGCTGCACCAGCACTATCTGTTCCAGAAAAGTCAAAGATCTTATTCATCCATGTATAGAAATACTTGTAGATTTCACCATTGCGATCAGATAAGAATGTTATAGAGTTTGGTGTGAATGTAGCGTTATGTGGCATCTTTTGCATAGGGCCATTGCCGTATCTTGCAATATCAGTCATTAGCAATGCAACGCCTGGAATCTTAACAGCATCAGCTCTTGTTTGCATCAAGCGTTCTGTGTGGATAACAGGCTGGCCGTCAATAGACACTTGCTGCATCACAGGTGGTGAAACAAACGCTACGATGAACTTGTTTGTATGAAGTACGCCCGACTGTGAAAGATCTGATTTGAAACTGTTTATATTGAAACCAGCCATTATTGTAGTGCCTTTACAGAATCGTTGTGTACTCTAGACTTTGTAGCCTTTTTGAATCTTTCAGTTGGAAGCATAAGTGCAGTGTCCCAATTCTTTGGTTGCACGTTTAAAAACTGTCCCTGAACATTACTCCACAAATATCTCTTCAAGCATGGGCTAAAATTACTTAACTGTGATGCACTCTTCAATAGTTTATAAGATATCTTTAATCTAGTGTTGTCGTCGTATTTATCGTCACTAGCAATACTATAAAGACCATTCATTAACTGCGCTCTATAATACGTAGGAAGGTAGTGGAGATTGATTCCTAAGAATCCATTTGGTTGAAAATCAACTAAAAACATTAAAGGAAAAATATCATAGTAAGGAAGTATGTCCTTCATCTTTGGATCATAGAAGAACATAAACATCTGGCCAATATTCTTAATTGTTAATGATGGTACAACGTTTTGCTTATCGTTCATTAGACGATTTGTATTAACACTTGCAACTTGACTTGCAGCATCTCTATACCAATCACGAGCGTCTTGCGTAGAGTTGGGTGTGATACCCTCAGAAGTTCCTCTATCAGATATTTGTTGAAATATATAAGCCATTAAAAGGTGATACCTAATTCTTTTTCTGTAAACAATTGAAACTTCCAATTGCGATCAGCGCAATATTCACGCGCTGCTTTCCATTTAGCACTATTTATTCCCCAGGTACAAACCTCTCTAATAAACTTCTTGCTCTTTGGCTGCATCTTAGGTTCAACGGTTTGTGCATAAGGCTTGACCTCTATCATTATAGTTTCAGTCAACCCATTAGGCAACCCTTTCTTTACAACAAAGTCTGGAAAATAGCGATGTATCTTACCATCGATAGGTGATCTGTAAGGTATAATGACTTCTTCTGAGCTCCACTGAATTACATCTGGATGGTCGTCAAGATGCGACATCAATTTACACTCCCACAAAGAGCGATAAATAATATTTGTGGGATTACCTTTATATTTTTGTGGATTCTTGGGTCTAAAGTAACCTTTGTATGCCATTGTGCTCAGCGATAAATACTAAAATAATATTTATAAGGAAGTTAGATGTCAATTGCCGGCAAGATAGTTCAGGGCGCTCAATTCATAAACAGAAATGCTGCAGCTGCAAAAGCAATTGCTGGTGGAGCTCTTGCTCTTGGTGGCGCTGCTATCATTGGGCAAGCATTCTTTAGAACACCAGAAGCACAGAAAAGATCAAAAGATCAAGGAGACTTAATGTTTCCAAGCGATCTAATTGATCCGTCAGCTAATCGTAACTTCTATATGACAATCCAATTTACTGAGTATCAAAGACGTTCTATTTTCAATCAACCATTTCTCAAAGCTGTTGGTGGTATAAGATTACCAATTCCTAACAATCTAACCGATACACAAAACATATCATACGATCCAACTGGTTCAGATCCTACACAAGGTGCTGCAATGGAAGCTGGGTTAGCAGGTAGAAATGGTGCTGGAAGTAGTGGAAACTTTGCAGGATCATTAGCATCTGCTGCGGGTGCTGCTCTTGGTGGTAAGGCTGTAGATACTGCAACAAAGCTAGCTCAGGGTGTTGGTATTGATACAGCACAAGCACTTCAACTTGGTGGCCTAGCACAAAATCCGTTCTTAACCGTATTGTTCAAATCACCATCGTTTAAAAAACATCAATTCTCATGGAAGTTAGCACCAACTTCACCACAAGAATCAGATACTGTAAGACAAATCATTAATACATTCAGATCTAACATACTTCCAGCAATGGCACCTAATGCTGGTGGTACTTTGCTTACATATCCTAATATGTGTCAAATATCACTTTACCCAGACGATAGTTTTCTGTACAGATTCAAGCCATGTGTTGTTGAGAGTATGTCAGTTAATTTTGCATCGTCTGGTGCTCCTTCGTTCTTTAAAAATACAAATGCACCAACAGAAGTAACACTGACAATTGATTTGCTTGAGATTGAATACTGGCTCAAGGAAGATGTTGAAGGAACTGATTTGAGATCTGGTGGAAGCTTCCTTGGAGGATTATTCTAATGCCAGATAGATATTTTGATAAGTTTCCAATTATAAGCTATGCTAATAATGCTGTTGTTAATATAACAGAAAGAGCAACGTTTGTTAATAACCTTCTTCAAAACCCTTACTTGTATTATGATTATCAGGTTGCAGAAGGTGAAAGACCAGATCAACTTTCAGACAGATATTACAATGACCAATATAAGAGTTGGATATGGTATCTAACAAATCAAATGAAAGATCCATATTATGATTGGTATATGTCTGATGATGTTTTTTATGGTTATCTTGAAGCAAAATATAAAACAAGCATCTATACGTTACAACAAAGAACAAAATACTATATTAACAATTGGTTTCAAGATGAAAGAAAACTAAGTGTTAGTGATTATAACGCGATGTCAAACACTCTTCATAAATTTTGGCAGCCTTTTTATCAAGGATCGCCTTCTATTGCTGGTTATGAGCGTGTACAATCTAACACAGTTATAAACACTAATCAAATAGTAATTTATTCCGCTATCGGTACAAATTTTATAGAAGATGAAGTTGTTAATATTGTTTTTGATACAAACGATACTGGTAAAGGCCAAGTGCTAGTTTCTAATTCATCCAGTGTTACTCTAAAGCATATGGTCAATACAGTTGTGCCAAACAATACTGTTACTATAACTGGATCAAGTTATCTCTATGGTGTTGATAGTCAAACAAATGTTGCTTTCACATCAGCAAACGTAGTTACAACAAACATTCCACTAGAAGAAGTTGTATATTATACACCACTATCTATATACGATTACGAAAGAGATATTAACGAAAGCAAGAAAACAATTAAAGTATTGAATTCTACATATACATCGCAATTAGTTACAGAATTAAAAAGTTTATTAAAGTAATGTCTGACGGTTTCAATCCTGGTGATATAGCAGTTGATACACTATCAGTTTCCTCTCAGCGAGGATCGCTAAACCTTGCCGCTTCGTTTGTTTCTGCATCTGTTTATGAAAGTATTTTTACACCAGGAATCGTTGCTGACATTGTTGTTCTTGATACGGATGATCAATTAGGGCAAATGAAAATAACTGGTGATGAAACAGTTGATTTTTCCTTCAAAGCACCAGGTGGTGAATCTGCAACATATAAATTTGCTCTTCATGCACTTGATGATAACAAAATGACAGGTTCACAAAAATCTAAAATGTATACTATCAAGTGTGTTTCTGAAGAAGCGCTTCACTCAAAAACTAACTTTGTTCAAAAAAGCTATAACCAAACAATATCTGAAGTAATCAAAGACATTCATCAAAATTATATGAAAAGTCAAAAGCAGTTAGACATGGAAGATACTAAAGGTACACAAAACCTTGTTATAGGACATCAAAACCCATACAAAGCAGTTGATATTGCAAGACGTCGTGGTATATCAAACGAAAACAAATCATCATCGTTTGTGTTCTTTGAAACTAGAAGCGGTGGTAGTCAAGTATTTAAATTTACAACAATAGAAAAGTTGTTTAAACAAGGCCCTGTGAAAACATTCCAGCAATCTGATGCTGTCAATCACGACATCTCTAATCAATCAGATAACAATATTATAGCTTATGAAGTGCCAAAGCAAGTTTCTTCAACAGACAGAATTGAGCAAGGTGGTAAGAGACGTGTGTCGTCTTTTGACTTTAGAACACACACATACAAAACAAAAGACATAGACACTAACTCAACAGATTATAAAACTGGTGGCTCTGGTTCTTACGATTCATCTGAATTCAAATCAAAATACTATCAAGGTGCTAAGATTCCTCCACAAGCGGTTATACCCGTTGACACCTCCCAAAGAGGAGTGACACATATTCCTGATCAAACAGCCGATCAGCAAGCGTTTTTAGCGATCCTAATGCAGAACGCAATGAAGATAAGAGTCTATGGTGATGCTAACTTGAAAGCTGGCGACATGGTTACGGCAAACATACCAAATAAAGTTAGTACAACTGACAATTCTCAAACAGATCCTTTATTATCAGGTGACTTCTTAATTAGTAGAATACATCACGAGATAGCAGAAGCAAATAAGAGACCAAGATATACTTGTAATATCGAGTTAATCAAGGGTAGCTTACAAGAAGGTGTATAATGACAGAAAGAGATCTTGGTAACTCGTTTTCTTGGTGGATTGGTGAGGTAGTCAATGTTAAAGACCCCGACCAATCCGGCCGTGTGCAAGTTCGTGTATTTGGACGCTACGATGATAAAGAGAATGTTAAAGATGATCAGTTACCTTGGGCAATGCCATTACAACCAGTTACCTCAGCTGCTCTTGGTAAGATAGGAACAGCACCACTTGGTTTGTTGAAAGGTTCGAAGGTTGTAGGTTTCTGGGCCGATCGTGATCAGCAATATCCAATTATCATGGGTAGTTTTGGTAAAGCTGGTGATCCTGTTAGTGATCCAAGCACAACAGATGGCATTCCAGAAATAAACAAGGATACAGGCAGCATTCCAACTGCTGCAACTAATCAAAGCCCACCAGTTATGAAAAACCCATACAGTAAATTGTATGATGGTAGAATAACGATCAATGACATTAACAACGGTATCAAAAGTGTTGAGAGTGTTAAAAAAAGCGAAGGTATTGTCAACAACACAGAAGTTGACAAAAAACTAAAAGAGCCTTCTATACCAACAATAGCATCCGCGGCCAAAGGTGCTGGGACGCATGTGCTTGATTTGGTCAAGCAGGTAGATCCATCTAGTCTAAGTGCTTCATTACCTAACATGGTCAGTAACTTTAGTAATGTAAAGAACATTTTAAACATTACAAGTCCAGCTGGCCTAACTAACATGTTAAGTGGATCAATTAGTGGATTGGTTGGTTCTCTTGGTAGTCAGTTTGGTTTATCTAATGTTGTTGGACAGCTATCTGGTTTACTAAAATCAGGTGGATTGAGTGGGTTAGATCCTAATATTCAAAGAGCATTGAAAATTGGTTTAACTTCAGCAATTAGTGCAGCTGTGTCAAATGGAAACAAGCCAGTACCACACTATGTTCCACCAGCAACACAACAAACACTAAACTCTCGTCGTCCACCTGTTAATCTAGTTGTAACATCACCACCAGATTTGTACATACAGCAATACTATACAGTTGATCAAGATCCATATCCTGGCTATATTGAGTGGCAAGGGCCATCAACCTCAAAAGTATATACTCTTCGTGGTACCGAACCTCATTACACATCACCCACTGACCATCTACAAGGAATGGCTATTGCATCGATGGCAAGTAAATTAGGGTCAGCTTTAGCAAGTGGCAATTTAAGTGCTAGTACACTAACATCAGCACTTGGTGGTGGCATGGATTTGTTAAAGAGTGAAGGGTTGAGTAAGGTGTTGGGTAGTGGTGTTAATCCAGGGTCGTTGTTAAGTTTAGCAACGAAGCTATTGCCTGGTGGGTTAGGCGGTTCTATCAACGGTGTGGTGGGTGGACATCTACCACAATCAGTTCTTAGTGGTTCTATGTCACAAACACTTTCTGGTTTTACTCAAGGTCAAGCATTATTAGCTGCTAAAAAATCAAGCATGAGCGCAGCATTAAAACCAACACCCGATCAAGAAGATGCAGCATTGAAAGCACAAGAAGATAAACTAACAGCTGGACTATCTGCTGCAGATAAAGCATCTGTTCTCAATGGTGGTTTGACTACAGCTGAAAAAGCAGCTATACAACAGCAGCAGATCGAACAAACATTTGGCCCTAACATAATAAAAGGATGATAGATGGCAACGGATTATAATGTTAAACATCCTAAGCTGCCGTATGAAGGAAACTATCCTAACCTGCATGTCTCGCAAGATGCTGCAGGCGGCCAAATTATTAAAAGTTTAGAGCCAGGATCTGAAGCTTATTTTGAAGTTCAACCGTCAGGTAGTTATAATGGTCATGGTCCTGATGGTGCTAGAGTTGAAGTTGTTGTTGGTAAGACACATGGGTATCATGGTGATGGTCACTCACAAACTATAGACGGCCAAGCAGATCAAAAAGTTGGTGGATCCATGAGATCTAATAGCGATGGGGGACGTAGTTCGGAGACTGCTGGTGATAGTTATAGTGGTGGCGGTGGCCATACTGTACAAGGATCGGGTGATTCACAAGTAGGTCATTCGTCTGGTGATGTATTTGCAACAACAGAAGGCAACCACACTACTCAACATGATGGAAATGTCATGCACAGTATGAACGGTGATATGGTTACTCAAATCACTGGCAATAAACATGAGATGATTACTGGTGAGTGGGGCTTGAATAACCAAGGTGGTAATATGGATATTCAAGTTGATGCTGGTAAATTTAGATTATTTGCTGGCAATGATATACTAATACAAAGTACAACATCAATCACATTAATGGTTGGTAGTTCTATCATAAATATTACTCCATCGGGTATTGTTATAAAAGCTTCTAAGGTTGATGTCAACCCATAAATATTATAAAAAAGGCAAGCTATGGTTGCAAAATCAGATAGAAACACACCATTAACAAACCAAATATTTTTTAGTGATTTTCTAGACAACTTTGACTCACATCCAGTTAATAACACACTTGCACGCGCAATAAATGCAGATGCTGTAAAACAATCTATGCGCAATTTGGTACTAACGAACCTTGGTGAGAGACTATTTCAACCAACAATTGGTTCTGATGTATTAAAGTCACTATTTGAACCAAATGATATTGTTACTGCAGAAAACATTTCATATTATATTAAAAATACTTTAAAGCAAAACGAGCCTCGTGTCTTAGTATTAACAGTTGATGTTACACCAGACACCGAATCATCTAGTTTTAATGTAACTATAATATTTTCTTTGGTAAATAATACAACAACACAATCATTAGATATAATTCTAAAAAGAGTAAGATAATGGCAGCCAACAGCGTTATAAATTTAACATCACTTGATTTTGATACTCTAAAAAATAGTTTTAAAGACTATTTAAAAAGTCAAAGTGTATTTCAAGATTATGACTTTGAAGGCTCTAATATCAATGTCTTACTTGATATTATGGCATACAACTCTTATATCAACTCGTTTTATCTTAATATGGCTGTTTCTGAGGGGTTCCTTGATTCAGCTCAATTGAGAAGTTCTGTTGTTTCTCATGCTAAAGAATTGAACTACACACCCAGATCAGCTAGATCTGCTATGGCAACAATTGATGTTAATTTTGTAACAACTGGTCTAACAAGTAGTTTGTTTGAAATTCCTAAGGGAACGCAGTTTAGTGGTTCAAATGCAAACGGATCTTTCATTTTTACTACCGACAAATCAACACTACTTTCATCAACAACATCAACGTTTTCTACAACCAACCTTCCAATTTTTGAAGGAACATATATTAACGAGACATTTGTTGTTGATAGTACAATTGATAATCAACGCTTTATACTATCAAACCAAAATGTCGACACGACTAGTATCAACGTTTCTACATCAATTGACAACGGTCAAACAACGGTTGATTTTATTCAAGCAACTAACTTGTATGGTTTGAATAGTAACTCTACAGTATACTTCATCCAATCAACTCAAAATGGCTATTATGAAATTGTTTTTGGTGATGGTGTATTTGGCCAGCAATTGTTGAACGGCACAACAATACTTGTAACATATAGAATTTCAAAAGGGGATGCAGCTAACGGTATTTCATCATTTAATATCGATGTAAACCTTGGAACAATCAATAATTGTACAGTCGTTGCAACCGTAACACCTAATATGACATCTGTTGATGGTGCGGTAGAAGAAGATATTGAAACGATTAGATTTAGAGCTCCACGTCACTTCCAAACACAAGATAGAGCAATAACAACTTCAGATTACATGAATCTAATATATGAAAATTTTCCAGTTGTTAAAGCGGTTAACGTCTACGGTGGAGAAACTGTGAGTGGTTCTGTTGAATTTGGTAGAGTGTTTATATCACCTCTAAGCCAATCAGGTAGCAACGTTACAAACGCGGTCAAGAACGACATTATAACTTATCTAAAAGACAAGAATGCACTAGGTATAACACCGGTGATTGTTGACCCAACAGTATTGTATGTTGTTCCAACAACAACAGCAGCTGTCAACTTTAACCAAACACAACTATCACCTGCAGATATCCAATCGATATTACTAACAACAACAGAGACTTATAATAACAACTATCTAAAAAACTTTAATACAACGTTTAGATATTCTAATTTTATTAGTGCTTTGAATAATGCTGATCCTAGTATATCAAGTATACAGTTGACTATCAACATAGCAAAATCTATAACACCAATACTTGGCCAAGCTCAAGTATTATCAATAGCATTTAATAATCAAATAATTCCTGGTACAATAATTTCAACAGAATTTGTTGCTAGTGACGGTAATGTATATCGCTTCACAGATTATAATCCAAATAACAACACATTCAAGCGTGTTGGTGAGATAACAAACTACACGATTCAAAACACAACTAATACTCTTTACCTAGAACAAATTCAAGCTGGATCACAAAGCTACACATCTATTGGTTCTGTTAATTATGCAACAGGTGAAATTGATATAACAACAATAACAATAGTAGACTTTTTAAATAACACTGGTATAATATTTGAAACATCTGCTGTAGAAGATAACGTCTATGGTATTAAAAACGATGTAATTGAATTAGATGTTGCTAACGCAGTCGTTAATGTAGTATCTGTATGAATAACATAGAAAAAATTATATCGCCGTTTGTTGAGTCGCAGTTTCCTTCTTTTTATAGAGATGAAGGACCAAACTTTATTGCGTTCATGAAGGCATATTATGAGTGGGCAGAACAAGCTGATCAAACAATTGGCCAAACAAGATCATTGTATGACATAAAAGATTTAGATCATACTCAAACTCAATTTATAAAATATTTTAAAAACAAATACATTAACTCTTTACCAGAATCTATTGTTGCAGATAAGCAACTTTTGATTAAACACATTTTAGAACTTTATAGAACAAAAGGTACAAAGCGTGCTTATGAGCTTTTGTTTAGATTGCTGTTTAATGAAGATATTGATATTTTTATCCCTGGTGATTATCTGTTTAAACTATCCGATGCTACATGGTTTATTAAAAAATACATAGAAGTTTCAGATAACCCACTACTTCCTGAACTTATTGGAAAAGTAATATACTCTAAAAAAGAATCTCAGGCGGTTGTTGAAGATTATTACGTTAAGATTGTTAATAATAAAACTATCAATGTTTTAGTACTGTCAAACATCCAAGGTTCTTTTAAGTTTGGTGAAAAAATACTTTGTACAGATATTCCTCAAATAACAACTGACAACGCACCAATTGTATTTGGTTCACTTTCTTCGGTTAGTATTGTTAATGGTGGTAGTAATTTTAACATTGGTGATGTTTTAAATGTAACTGGTGCTGGTGGTGTTGGTGGTAAAGCAAGAGTTGTTGCTACCACAAATCAAAACGGTAAGGTTGCGTTCAATCTTATTAATGGTGGTTATGGGTTTTCCGTAAATGCTGTTGTTACTGTAACAGGTGGCTATGGCGCAGGCGCTAACTTTGCTGTTGGTCAGATTGTTAACAAACAAATATATCAAATTAACAGAGATAAGTTAGGTAACTACTACAACACACAAATGGAAAGTAGTGCTGCTGGTGTAACGCTCAATGTTACAGGTGAGACAGGAACATTTACCAATGGTGAAACTCTTACACAACCATCATCTAACACACGCGTTTTTGATGTTACGTATGTAACTGGTGCTTCTGCTAATGGTGAATCATACTCAAATTCTTCTTTGGGAATAACTGGACTAATTGGCTATAGAGTAGACGGAACTTCAATATCTGTTTACGGTAATGATACAAGTCTAATGAGTGCTAACCTTGTTTCTGGTGTCAAATTAATTAGTAACGTATCCTCTACAGTTATATTGTTAAATAGCATTTCCGGAAAAGCTACAAACTCACCAACAGGAACTGTTGTTACATCAAACACATCACAAATAGTTGTTAATAACATCACTGGATATTATATTCCAGGTTTGAGAGTGACAGGTGGTTCAAGTACGCATACTGCAAACGTAACAAGTGTCGTAAGAAATACAGATTGGTTGTTTCCATATGCTGTAGCTGGTAACTATCTTTCAAATCTCGACACACAAACAAAGAATATGTTAACAATTGTTATCAAAGAAGTTGGAACGATAGCTTATCTTACAAATGTTAATCCAGGTATTGGATATTCAGCTAATCCAACAGTATCAATTATTGAGCCTGACATTTACGATCTTAGAATACCAGATCCATCAGGAACAGGATTCTATGGTTATGACGCTGTTGTTACTGCAAATGCTGGTACCGCTAATGGTGTTGTTACTGCTGTGCAAATAAGTGATTCTGGTTTTGGTTACATACCAGACGAAACAGTTTTCTTATCATCACCAAACAACGCTACATCTGTCGTTGGTGTTTCTGTCGTTGATTTGAACGGTCAGAGCTCTGGTACGTGGCTAAATAACAAAAGCTTTTTATCAGATTTGATGGCAATACAAGATAGCAATTACTATCAAACATTTTCTTATGAAATTTTAGCAACAAGAATGAAAGACACTTACGAAAAGTTTGTAAACGATTTGATCCACATCAGTGGTATTGCGCTGTTTGGAAGATATAGTATCAAGAGTGAACTAGTTAGCGGCGATAACGTAGTTGTACCAGTTGCAAATAACGGTATTATCCAATCATAAATATAATAAATTAACCTGGGTTAGGCAATGGCAGTTTTAACAATAAATCAATATATTGACACAGCACAGTCTTTTATTAACAACGTTGCTAATTCGCAAAATTCTTATTACGTTTTCTACGGAAAGCCCGATTCGTGGGTCAACACAACGACAAACGTACCAGACGATACAGCTGTTCCAGTATCAAACGGTTCAGTTGCAGCATATCAACAGCAAATATATAAAGATCTAGTGTTTGGCAAGCTAATTACTAGTGGCCATGTGTCGTCTATGATACCAAGATACAATTGGTCAAACAACATCGTATACTCTAGCTACGACCAGAACGATCCATCATTATACGACAAACAATTTTACGTTGTTACCGATGCATATGAAGTTTATAAATGTATCGACAATAACTATGGTGCACCGTCAGTAGTTAAACCTTCTCTAACAACAACCTCTGGTGTATTTTCTACATCTGATGGATATGTTTGGAAGTATATGTTTACAGTTGATAGCACAGCTAATTCTGTGTTTACAACAAGCGACTATATTCCTGTTACACCAAATACAGATGTTGTAAACAATGCAACTGGCGGTTCTATTGATTTTATTAGTGTTGTGGCTGGTGGTAACAACTATCAAGCATATGATAGTGGATTTTTACAAAGCGTACAGTCACCGTTGATTGTTAGAATTGCTAATACAGCATCACCTACAAACGGCCGCTATGTTAACTCATCAATATATCTAAAAACAGGTTTTGGTTCTGGTCAGTTAAGACAAATAATAAACTACGATGGTTTAGGACGTCTTGTAACCGTTTCATCTCCTTTTGACACATATACTGTATTCAATGTAGGTAATGTTCAGGGTTCTGTTCAAAACGGTTTGTTACTAACACAACGAATTGATAGCGTTTCATTTTTATATTCAAAGGGTTTCTTCAACGTTGGTGATACAATTATCCAATCAGAAACACAAGCGACAGCTACGATCTTAACTTCAAACAATACTGTATTCAAAACAAACAAAACAAGTTCAAACGATTTTGTTATTGGTTATCCAATTTATAACACAACACAATCAGCAGTTGCAAAGTCTGGTAAAGTTAATCTGTTTACAAATGCTGTACAAGGCAGTGTCATTACGTTTGCTGGTTCTGGTTATTCCTCTGCACCATCCGTTACCATTGCTAACTCTATAGGTGACACAACGGGTTCGGGTGCAACTGCTACTGCATCAAGTAATTCAAGTGGAAGAGTAACTGGTTTAACAATAACAGCCAATGGTGCTAATTTTACATTAAACCCAACAATAACGATTGCTGCACCATCACCAATTTCTTTTAGTGGTAATACAACTAGTGTCAACGTTTCAAGTGATTATATAACTCTTGGTTCAAATGCTGCATACTTTTCCAATGGCGACCAAGTAACTTATCTTGTTGGTACTGGTAACACAGCAATTGGTGGTTTGACAAACAACACTGTTTACTATGTCACAAACACAACTTCAACAACAATTCAGTTAGCTGCAAATTCTAGTGGTACACCAATCAATATAACTGGAGCTGCATCATCTTCACAACCAGGCCATTCATTTACAGGTCAGCAAGCTACAGCAAATACGTTTTTAGGAACATATATTGTTGCTAATGGATCTACCAATTTCACAAGCGATTTTGCTATAAGTGACTTTGTTCGTGTTGGTGAATCAACCAATGTTAATATTAGAAGAGTTGTTGCTGTTAATAGTAGTGTTATAACAGTAGATCAACCATATCCTAATACTGCAAACGTTGGTGCTGCAAATGTTTACTCTCAACCTTATGCTGCACTTGTTACTTCATCAACACCACTAGTATCAAATGGTATTATTTCAAATACCAACTTGAACAGCGTAACAATTGCTTATGAAAACCCAAGCATACTTGCACAGTTGTATATAAGTGGTGAACGTATTGACATGGTTGGTTCTGATAACGTTGCACAAGGTGCAAACGGTACGGTATCATTCTCTAATTCTTCAACAGTTATTATCAGTAATGTTACTGGTACATTTTTATCTGGGGCAAATAACTACATCCGTGGTGCTTCAAGCCTTCAGAAAGCACATATCCAATCGGTCGTAAGCTTCCCAACAATAACTGTCCAATCACCAGCTGGATCGTTTGTGTCCGGCCAGCAAGTATATTTTAGAACGCAGCCAGATTTGACTGCAGTTGGAAATGCAACTGTTATTTCATCCTACAACTCACCTAACGAATTAACAGAATACATTATTTCTCCTACTGTCAATATCACAGGTGATGGTTCAGGTGCTATAGCTTATTCTGTTGTCAATACAACATTTGGTTCTGCAAATAACATTACAAACATTGTTGTTCTTAACCCAGGTGTTAATTACACCTATGCTAATGTTAGTATCGTTTCAAACTCGTTCTTTGGATATTATTCAAACGGAGCTCCATCTGCTGTCGCGGCAGCAAGAATAGCACCGCTATCAGGTCACGGTGCTGATCCACTAAGAGAACTTGGTGCAAGATACGTTGGTGTAAATGTTACTATAGACACAGGTATCAATGAAAGCTTTAGATTCCCTATATTTGGAAAATATCGTAAAATTGGTATTATTGAAAATCCACAGTTCCAAAACGTTGTTGTTGGATTGAACAATTTTGATAGAGTAAAACTATCAATTGGTACAGCTTCAACTAACTTCACTGTTAATGAGTATGTGATACAATCATCCTCAAATGCTGTTGGTCGTGTAGTATATGCTAACAACACTTTTGTTGAACTTAAAAACGTTGTAGGAACTTTTGGAACTGGCTCAAACGTATATGGGTTCACATCACTAACAAGCGCAAATGTTACAGCTGCTAACATTTCGTATTTCTCATCTCCTTCATCGGTTGAAGTAGTAAGTGAAAAAGTAAACAATGTTGTTACATCTGGTGTTATATCTGCAACTATATCACAGATTATTAGCAACACACAGCTAAGATTAACAGATGTAACAGGACGTTTCCAGTCAAATGCTGTATTGTTTGATAGCTCAACTAACAGTTATGCTAACGTTTCGTCCATATCAATAGCTAATGGTACAATCGATGTTACTTCAACTTTTGGCTTGAATTTCTCACAGCTAAGTAGATTAACATTGACTTCTAATACTGGCTCGTATATTGTAGGTGAAAGAATAGTTCAGAGTGTTGTTAATGCTTCTGCAACAGTTATGTCAACAAACACTGATTTTGATATATTATTTACAAATGCAAATGGATTATTCAATGTTGGTGATATTGTAACAACAAATACATCATCAGGTAATGGTATTGTTACATACGCAAACAGTTCATATTTAAAGTTAACTTCAGCAAAAGGAACATTCCAAGCTGTTGGTACTCAACGAGTAATAAATAACCTTAATATTGGTGCTGATGTTGTTAATGTTTATAGTGTTCTGTTGTTGAATGACGTAAGTCCCGTTGCTAACTTCCAAACAGGACAGTATGTTATTACAGGTAACACAAGTGGCGCTGTTGGTAGAAATGCATTGGCTGGAACAATAACATATCCTGAATTAGTTAGAAACAGTGGATCAGTAATATACTTGGAAAACATTGCGCCTTTAACAAGAGCCAACACAACAAAAGAACAAGTAAGTTTGATTATTAAGTTTTAGAGGAAAATATGGCTTTACAAACAGATCTTTCGCGCAGTCCTTATTTTGACGACTATGATTCAACAAAGAATTTTTATAGAGTTCTTTACAGACCATCAGTTGCCGTTCAGACTCGCGAACTTAATCAAATGCAAACTATTTTGCAAGATCAAATCGACAAGTTTGGCCGCCATGTATTCAAAGAAGGTTCTGTTATCGAAGGATGTTCTTTTACCTTTGACCAAAAATACAACTATGTAAAAATCAATGATAACTATGCTAACGGCACAGCATTTACTATTACTGATTTTGTTAATAACTATGTTACAAACTCAAATGGTTTGAAAGCTCTAATTATTAACACACAAGTTGGTTATCAATCACAGGATCCAGACCTTAATACAATATACGTTAAATATTTAAACACAGGTTCGTTTTCCAACGGTTCATCACAATCCGTGTTTGCAAACAATGAAACACTAACTATTGCTACATCAGCAAATGTTGTCATTGGAAATGTTGTTGTTGCGACTGTTACAAACTCTACTGGATTTGGGTATGCTTTCACCACAACAAGTGGAACAATTTTCCAAAAGGGATTCTTCATTAGTGTTACACCACAAACACTAATTGTTTCAAAGTATGACAATCAACCAAATAATATTTCTGTTGGTTTCAATACACTAGAAAACATTATTACTCCAGAAGCTGATTCGTCACTTTATGACAACGCAGCTGGTTCACCTAACTATGCAGCACCAGGTGCTCATAGATTACAGTTGGTCCCAACACTAGTTACAAAAACCACATCATCTATTTCAAACACAGAAGCGTTCTTCTCGCTTTGCGATTTTAAAAGTGGTTACCCAGTTTCAATAAAAAATGATCCACAATATGCAGCACTTGGTGCTGATATGGCAAGAAGATCATATGAAACTAATGGTGATTATGTTGTTTATCCTTTTGTCCTTTCAACAGAACAAAAAGCTTATGATGATCCTGACCATGCAACATACGTAAATCTTGTTTCATCACGTGGTTTGGGTTATGTTAAGGGATATAGAGTTGAGTATATCAACAATAACAAAATTGCATTAAGAAAAAGTACTGATTATGAAGCAATATCAGGTCAAGTTGTAAGTACCAATTTTGGTTATTATATTAACGTTGATCAGTATGCTGGTGAATTTGACGTTTCAAATGTTTACCAAGTTGAACTACATAACTCTCCTAAAAATGCTGTGTTGAATGGGTCATTGCTCTCAACATCTTACTCATCATCTACTAGAATTGGTACAGCGTTTCTGAGAGGGTTCAAGTATTCAGGTGGATCTATCGGTACTGGTAACGAGATCTACAACGCATATCTTTTCAACGTTCAAATGAATCCAGGCCAGAACTTTAGCAACGTTTTGAGTATAATCTATCGTAGCAGTGGAAGCACTGTAGGTATTGCTGATGTTATTCAAACTCTTGGACCATCTGGATATAGTACTACATTCCAAAACGCTCAACTAAACAACATGATTTTCCCATTTGGCCAAAGAGGCTTGAAGTTAGATGGGTTCAATAACCAACAGTTTGTATACAGAGACAAAGCAAACGCATCGTTCAGTACACTATCTTCTGGATCAATGACAATTAACTTGCCAGCTTCACCACATGGAACTGGTACAGAAACATTCTTTGACGAAGGTACACTTTCAAACGCAAACAAAGATACGTTCATTGTTGTTCCAACTACATCAGGAACTACAACTGCAAAAACTGGTACAGTTGCTGTAACTGGTTTAACCACACCATCAGGAACTGTTTCTGGTGTTGCAGGAAGTACAGCTGTTGTTGGTTCAGGAACAACATTTACTTCTCTTACAGTTGGTAACTGGATCATTGCAAATGGTGAAAAGCATGTTATTGCATCGATTGCTAATACAACATATCTAACTATTGCAACACCATGGGTTTCAACAGTAGCTGCTAACTCATTCCAGCAAGGTTCCATAACAGTTACTGGTACATCGACAGCATTCTTGTCAGATTACATGGTTGGTGACTTTATTACGTTTAATTCTGAAACCCACCAGATTGCATTTATTGCAAACAATACATCATTGAAAACAGTGCAATATTGGAGCAGCAGTGCATCGTCAAATACACACGCTAAGACATTCCCAGCTGGTGTTCCTCTCGATTTTACAAAATCAAATGGCGTAATTAACAGATCAATTGTTGCAACAGCTAACTCAGCAACATTTACACTTGGTGAGCAAATTACTGGATCATTCAATGCGTTTGCATATTTTGATACACTAAGATCTGCTACTGTTCCTATTAAAAAGAACCTTAAGAGAAATGTATATGTTTCTATCAACTGCGCAAGTGCTGGAACATCAGGTACGTTTAGCTTAGGTCTCCCAGACGTTTATCAAATAAACAACATCTTTATTAACAACGGTGGTACATATTCAAACGCTGGTGTTGATTATTCTTCTAACTTTACATTTGATAATGGCCAAAGAGATGGCTATTATGACCTAGCTAGTATCACAGTTAACGGTGTTCCTCTAGCTTTGACATCTAGAATTATTGTTGATATGGATGTGTTTGTTGCAAGTACCGACCAAGGCGTTGGCTTCTTCTCAGCTAATTCATATCCTGTTGACGATGTTTACCCTGAAAGTAATACAGGAATAAACATCGCTGCTAACACAACACCACATATTACAACTGCTCAAATTCCTCAATACACTGGTTCTGATGGATCCGTATTCGATCTTCGTGATTGTATTGACTTTAGACCACAAGCTGCTAATACTGCAACATATCTTTCTAACTCTTCAAATTGGATGACAACAACACCAACTGAAAACCCATCTAATGCGTTTACAGTTAGTGTACTTTCAACTGGTGCATATCTACCTTCACCAGATAGTAATTTTCAATCAGATATCCAACATTATCTAAGAAGAAAAGACAAAGCTGTTATTGCAACAGATGGCACAATGAGAATCATTGAAGGAAAGCCTAGTAACAATCCACCAGTGCCCTTAGATCTTCCTGGTTCTATGACACTTGGTGTTATAGATGTTCCTCCATATCCATCACTTTCAACACCAGAAGCAGCTAGTGCAAAGCGCTATGATTATGCGATCGCTGTAACGACAACACAAAATAAGCGTTACACAATGCAGGATATTGGTGTCCTTGCAAACAAGATTGACAATCTACAATACTACACATCATTGACACTACTTGAAAAGGCAGCAACTGATCTTCTTGTTAGATCTTCAACAACTGGCCAGAATAGATTCCAAAACGGATTCTTAGTTGATCCGTTTAGAGGACATGACATTGGTAATGTTCTTGATCCAACATACAGAATTGCTATCGACCCATCTAAGACTGAAATTAGACCACAATTCTTCCAGTTCCATAGACCGTTTAAATTTGCTAACAATTTAAGTACAAACATTGTACAAACTGGTGGTGCAACACTATTGAAATACAACGCTAATACTGTTTATATTCAGCAACAGTATGCGAGCAAGTTTAGAAATTGTATCGATGGTAATATCTTTGTCTGGAGTGGTGCAGTTACTTTTGATCCTCCAGGTGACACGCAACCCGATTTGACAAAGTCACCAGATGTAGTAACAAATATTGATCTTGCATCAAACTTCACTGCCATTGCTGCTGCATATGGTACTCAGTGGGGTAACTGGCAAACAACAACTGCAACAACATCTTCTGCAACAGCTGTTACAGGTACAAGTGCTATAACTGATCGTTATGGCAATATTACTCAAACAACTAATAGTCAAACAGTTACAACAACTCAACAACAACAACAAAGAGTTGGTACTCAGTTGGGTGTTTCAATTGCAACTAATAACTATAACCTTGGAACATATGTTACAGATGTTAGCATTCTTCCATATGTAAAATCAATCTTTGTTAATATCAAAGCAACAGGATTGAAGCCAAACACACGCGTTTATGCGTTCATGAATGATGTTGATGTTAATGCGTGGATGAGACAAACTGATGCTACATATAGTGCAGCTGCAACTTTTGACGCAACACATGGTTTAATAACTGATTCAACTGGTACACTTTATGCTAAGTTTACCATACCACCAAATACATTTAAAGCAACAACACTTGTTATGAACCTCTATGACGTTCCAAACCCAATTACTGGTTTGAATGCTATTACAACACAAGCATCTGGAACATTCTACGCTACAAATATTTCTACAGCAAAAGGATCATCAATTCTATCTGCTCGTGAAGCTGTTGTTAGTGTTCAGGAAGTTACAGATCAAAAGACTGTTACAACACAATCAGTGACAAATAACCAAGCAACAATAGTTATACCTGGTCCTCCTCCACCTCCTGTTTACCCACCATACTATGGTGACGGTGGTGGTAATTTTGGTGGTGATGGCGGTGGCGGCGGTGGTGGTGGCTGTGGCAGCGGCCCTGGTGGCAGTGATTGCGGCCCTGGTAGCGGTTAATAAATATAATAAATCAATTTAGAGGATAGAAATGACAAAACCCATTGGCCAAACGTTTTTTATTAATGAACCTATTGGTGGTGTTGAAGGTGTTGTGCTTACAGCAGTTGATATTTACTTTGCTCAAGTAAGTAAAACGTATGGCATTGAGCTTCAGATTAGACAAACAGATAATGGTAGCCCAACACCATATCAATTGCCTAACGGTTCAAAAACTTTGCAAATTGCAGATACATATCCATCAAATGCTAGATGGACAACAAACAATGCGGTTATTGCAACTGGAACACCTATTATTCAAGCCTCTGCTGATGCAAGCATTCCAACAACGTTTGTATTTGATACACCAGTTTTCTTACAATCACAAACATCTTATGCTTTGATGCTTATACCTGTTGGTGGTAATCCGGATTATAATGTTTGGATTGGTGAAATAAACAAACAAGATGTTTCATCAAAAACACCAATTCAAACAAACAACGATACCGGTACATTATTCCTTTCATCAAATGACCTTCAGTATACAGCGGTACAATCAGAAGATATTAAGTTTACAATATATACAGCTGACTTCTCGCCTGCGGGTGGTTCCGGTCAAGCGGTGTTTGTTCCATTTAATGAAGAAAATGTTATATACGATCAGTTGAGTGGATCATTCACACCAAACGAATTTTGCTTTGTAAGTAACAACAACTTTTATCTATCGTTACTGAATATTTCATCAAATACAGCAGCTTTTACAACAGGTGAAAATATCTATCAAAGTAACGGCATTGCAAATGTTGCAGCTGGAACTGTTCTATTTGCAAATACATCTGTTATTAAAGTGTCTAACACATCTGGTACATTTGTAACATCATATCAAGTACAAGGTGGCACTTCGACAGCAAATGCCGTTGTTTCATCGGTCAATTCAAATGTAATGTGCTATTCAAACACAACATTAACCGTTCCATTTACAAACACATCACCTGGTTCAAATATATTCTACGCAAACCAGACACTATACGTTGGTAAATCAGATAGATCGTTTATGGATATCTTAGTTGTTAACAATGTTGTTAACGCTACAACAATAACTGTAAAGTCAATAACAACAAGTTCTTTCACTGAAAATGACGCCTTACTTGGTGATATTAGAGGTGATGCTATGTCGTTGTACGGAAGATACAGCGGCCCAGTTGCTGATAACATACTACCTTCAGATAGTTCTGTAGCGTGTTTCCTTTGGGATTCACAAGCAAACTCAACCCAAAATTTTGCCAATTCAATTGGAAGATTCATGGTTGGATTGTCATCAAAAGCATCAGCTATTGTTAAAGGCGTTGTGGATTTACCTTACAACGCGGTAGTACCACAGTTTGCAATCAATCAAAGTCAATCAACAAATATAGATTTCTCTTTCACGGGTATCGATAAAAGCGATTCTGTTGATGGTGCAGCATTTGATTTAACAAATCACGTTGAGCGTGAAATGACAGACAAGACACGTTTGTTTAAATCAAGAAGCAATGAGATTGTTAACAATAGTGGTGCCTATGAGACAAAAATATACGGTGCAGTTCAAACAGCAAATAATAAATTCTCACCGTATTTTGATAAGATTCAAAGCTATACAACATTTACATATAATAGTGTAGCAGCAAATGATACAATATATGGATACAGAGCTCAGATCAAGGGAACGAACTATCCAATTATTGGGGGTCCAATTAATGGTGAATATGTTCAGCAATTAAATGGTACTGGTATTATCTCGATAAACATTAGCGCCAATACTGGTGCTTTTACTGCAAGTGAGTTGATTTATCAAAGAGCAAACACAAGTAATGCAACACAAAACACAGCTGTAGGTACTTTATATTATGCAAATAGCTCTGTAGTGCAGGTTATTAACACAGAAGCTTCGCGCGGCTTGTGGACAAATACAGCTCAAATTGCAGGTGCAACGTCATCTTCCAACGGAACAGTATCAACTGTTACTAACACACTAGTAACAGGAAGATTGATTAAAGCAAATAGTTCTGTTTATTATATTGCTGGTGCAACAGGTAAGTTTGCTCCAGGCTACAAGATATATGCATCAGCAAACACACAGAAATTTACATATTGTAAAAAGGTTGACGACTTTGGTGAGAAATACACAGAGAACGTTTTCCTATATCAATCACGTTATATTTCAAAGAGTGTTATCCTTGCAGACAAGCAAGATTCTGAAGATTTGATTTGCTATCTAACTGCTTATAGACCAGCTAATACTAACTTCAGAATTTATGCTAAATTACTAAGTGCTCAGGATCCACAGAGCTTCTCAAATGTTTACTGGTCAAGAATGCCAGAAACATCATCACCAGCATTGTTAAGCAGTAAGTCAAATCCAGACGATATGCTTGAGCTAACATATTCGTTGCCAACATCACAGTTGATGGCAACCAATTCAAGTTCATGTAATACGACATCTGCAAACGTCACTGTGCTAACAACAACTGGTTATTCAAACAATTCATACATGTATATTCACGACACATCAACAAACAAATTCAATGTTAGAAAAGTGTTGTACGTTGCTAATAATACAACACTAGTATTATCAAGCATACCATCGTTTACATCATCTAACGCTGATATTGGTTTGATTCCTGGCTTGGAAGACGTTACTTGTGCATTCCACTATGATCAAAACAACAACATTATGAGATACGTTTCTAACACAGACGTTGTTTATGACAGCTTCAAAACGTTTGCTATTAAGATCGTTCCAGTTGCTGATGATCCAAGTCTTGTTCCTAGAGCAGCAGATATGAGAACCATAGCGCTTCAGGTGTAAAATGGACGTAGTAAAATTTGCTAAGGTTAGAGAAAATCCAAACCTAGTTCGAGATATGAATAGCAAGGCTATTTTGGAAAATGATGTAAACGCTCTCAATAAATACAAGGAAGAGCGTGAACAAAGATTAAAAATGGCTAAGGTTGTTCAAGAACACGACCAAATGAAAAATGATGTTGCAGAAATCAAGCATTTGCTTAAAGAATTATTAGGAAAAGTTGATAAATGACTGTTTCAATTTCTAGTTTAACTAACAATCAAACATTTGGTGTTCTTATTGATACAACAAATCGTTTGGCACAAACAGTATCAACAAATACTGTAACAACATATGTTGGCACCGGTGGAGCAGTAACAACAGGTAATGCTTTTGTTAATGGGTTCTTTGGATCCAACACAATGTTAATTAGTAACAACATTACCGGTGGTGATTTTTCAGCTTCTGCTAACTTAAATGTTACTTCAAACCTTAGCGTTATTAACGCAACTGCATTTTTTGGTAATACATCAGCAAATGTTCAATTAGGTTATCTCAGCTCAGCCAGTTCTATTCAAGAAAACTTTGGTAATCAAAACAACTACGTTCAATTAGCTATTTTGAACGGTAACACAGGTGTATCAGCCTCTGCTGACTTAGCACTGTACGTTGATCCTGTTGCAGGTTTTGCAAGTGACGGTTTTATTGATATTGGTATCAACAGTATTAACTGGTCTAATACTACATGGACAGTCAGTGGTCCCGGTGATGGTTATCTCTACACAGGCAATAGCAACCTTTCTATTGGTTCTAATGGTGCAGGATATATTAACTTCTTTACTGGTGGAACACTCTCAACTAACGAAGTAATGCGCATCACTTCTGGTGCCAACGTTGGTATTGGAACATCAACACCTGATGCAAAACTTAAGGTATCAGGAACTGCAAATGTTACTGCTAACGTTAATGTTGGTGGTGTTCTCTCGGTTGCAAACGTGTTTACCACTCTTCAGGTTGGATCTGATCTTCTTCCTACATCAGATAATACATTTAGTCTTGGTAATAGCTCAGCAAAGTGGAAATCTTTGTATGTTGGTGGTAGTACCGTTTATATTAACACAGCTACAATATCAGTCTCTGCTGGTAATACAATTAACATGCCTGCTCTTGCAGTTACTAACGCAGTAGCTGTTGGCGGTAACGTATCGTTTGCATATATTAATGCATCTGCTAATGCTTTTATACTAACAACCAACACATCATCTACTAACCTAGCTGTTTACGGTACAACCTTATTTGCTAATGCTGTATCTTACTCAAATACAATTGCCGTAACAGGAAATACAACACTTTCCAACACACTTGCTGTAACTGGAAATGCAACATTTTCTAATAGTGTTGCTATCACTGGTAACGTTGTTCTATCAAACTCACTAGCTGTAACAAGTAACGTTGTATTTTCTAATACATTAGCCGTAACTGGCAACACAACACTATCTAATACGTTAGCAGTTACAGGTGCAACTACAATTGGAAACACATTGGTCGTTGCTGGTGTTACTATTGTTAATAATAACTTCACTGCTAACGGATCTATTACTGCAAATGGTTCATTTGTACAAGGAAATGGTACTGCTACATTTTCTAATACAATAGCTGTAACTAATACAGCAACATTTAGTAATAATTTAATTGTAACTGGAAATACATCGTTAGTTTATATTAACGCAACAGCAAATGCTTTTGTGTTTACAACCAATGCTACATCAACTAATTTAACAATTACAGGCACAACAACATTTACTAACGTTGTTAATCACTCAAACAATATTACAGTAAGTGGTGCAGCAACGCTTAACACAGCAACGGTTACTGGTGCATTTGTAGCAAACAGTACTTTAGCTGTTAATGGTGCTGTAACAACAAATAGTACAGTAACAGTTAATGGTGCATTTACAGTTTCTAACGCAATTATTGCTTTAACAACAAATGCAACAGCCAGTGCGCCATACATTACAATTGGCAATACAACAGTTAATACTACTATCAACGCTTCTTCTATTTCAACAGTCAATGTAAACGCAACGACAATTGCTGGTACTTTAACAACAACCAATCAACCAAATATCACTGCAAATAATTCATTGTATCTTGGTGGTAATAGTGCAGCAACATTGAGAGCATATACTGATACAGCATATACAAATGCTACATCTTATACAGATACTCGTATAGCTAGCATCAACGTTTCAATTGAAAGCTATGCTGATGGTGTTGGTGCAACAGCGTATGCTAATGCGATTGCATTTGCTAACACAGTAGCTAATAATGCCTATACAAATGCTACTTCGTATGCATCAAACGCTTCAAATCTTACAACAGGAACTTTGGCTGCAGCTAGACTAAGTGGTAATTATACCGGTATCACACAAACTGGTACATTGTCCGGTTTAGCAGTGACTGGAAATGGTTCTTTTACAAACAATGTTACAGCAAATAACCTTTCGCTTACAAATAATTTAACTGTAAGTGGCAATGCAACTGTTACTGGTAATTTAAGTATTACTGGTTTGACAATTCTGAATAATATTCAAACAGGTAACGTAGTACCAGCTACAAACAGTTATTATCTTGGTAATACAACATCGAGATGGAATTTACTTGGTATAACACTAGACGTTACTGGTGGTAATTCTTCTTTTGCTAATGTTGTTATTAATGGAAATACAACAGCTGCAAACACATCTATTAATAATCTTGTTGTTGTAAATCAAGCTAATCTAACAGGTACAACAACTGTAAATGGTGCGTTCACAGTAGCAAATACATTACTAACAACAGCAGCAGCAAACTTAAATTCTCTTGGTGTTGTGAATGGTGCAAACGTTGGTGGTGACCTGAGAGTTTTAGGTAGCTTGTATATTAGTGGTAGTACAATTTCATCCAGTTCATCAACAGGCGACTTGATTCCAACATCTAACGGCGTTGCACTTGGTAACACAACAAATCGCTTTAATCTTTATGCAATGCTTGGTAACTTTGCTAATGATATCAATGTTGGTAATACAGTAGTAATTAATAGTGTTTCACAATCTGCTGCCAACAAAGTATCTATTACACCTCCATATGGAACATTTACACTAACAACATCTTCCAATACTGTTACAATTGGTTCTGTTCCATCGGGTGTTGTTGCAGGTCAATATGTAACAGGAACTGGTATTCCAACAGGAACAACTGTATATAGTGTTGGATCTGGAAGTATTGTTTTAACAAATGTTCCAACCACAGCTGGCGGCCAAACACTTACATTCAACAACCCATCAAATATTATTGATAATACACTAAGTGCTACACTCTATAGATCAGCTGATTTTACAGTAACAATTACATTAACTGATTCAAGTACACCTGGAACAGTATATTATCAATCAAGTAAGTATAATGTTCTTCACGACGGTGTTAATACATACGGTACAGAATATGGTGTAATTAATAACGGAAACATATTAGGAACATTATCTTCGGACATTAATGGAAGTATTGTTAGGTTGAAAATGACACAAACTGCAAACTTAACTAGCACACAATCAATGAGTGTTTCGATTGCAAGAATAGCATTGGCTGTATAAATATTAGCATAAGGACACTAAAATGGCAACAAAAGCTAATATAGTTATAGATCAAGGGGCAACTTTTAGTACTGAAATTTTGCTTACTGATGATGCTGGAAATACTCTTGATCTTAGTGGATATACGGGTATATCACAAATCCGTAAATCTTATACATCATCTTCTTCAACAAGTTTTTCAGTAACACTTAATAGTGGTATGGTGCAATTGAATCTAACATCAACACAAACAGCAGCAATTACTGCTGGTCGTTATGTTTATGATGTATTTTTGACCGATTCTTCAAATACAGTAACAAGAGTAGTTGAGGGGATAGTAACTGTTACACCTAGAGTTTCACACTAATGTCGATACAAGCAGTAGTCAGAAGACCTAATTTAATTGTAGCAAATACAACGGCTTTGACTACTACGCAGTCAAACCCACCTCTTTCTTTGAAAAATAACGTTCCTGGTATAAGCCAAAACTATCTCCATAACCTATTAGATGTTGTAGAAGATCACCCAACAGATGGTGCAACGTTAGTATATAATGCAAACACTCACAAATATGAAGTAAAAACACTGACCGTTGAGGCAACCGCAGTTGATGGCGGAACTTTTTAATAATAAAAAATAATAAATAGAACAAAAGTTTTCACCTAGAGGGAATAAATTAAAATGGCCGCACAAGGTAATAATAAAATCCAAATCAAAAGATCTACAGCGAATCCTACAATCCCTTCACTTAGTGCAGGTGAACTAGCGTTCTCGCAAGCAAGTAATACACTATTCATTGGTGCGCCAGACGGTACTAGTGGTAATATTCCTATTGGTGGTCAAAGAGTTCCTGGTACGCTAACAGCTAACCAAGCTCTTGTTGCTAACAGCACAAGTGGTATTGATAAAATTATTGTTGCTAATGCTGCCATCACAAAGTTATATACAGCACAAAATGGTTATGGTTCATCAGGCTACGTTCTTGCTGTTGATGGTTCTGGTAACGTATATTGGACATCTGCTGGATCGCTAACAGTTACACCAGCTGGTTCAAACAAATATGTTCAATTTAATGATAGTGGTGCTCTTGGAGCTACATCCGGATTCCAATTTGATAAAACAACAAACACTGTTTCTGTTTCTAATGCAGTTTCTGTTGGTAACTCATCAACCAATACTGTAATTGGTTATAACTCAACAGATTCGTCTGTAGCAGAGTTTGGAGCTAATCAAAATAACTTTATTGAAGTTGCTATCTACAATTCAAACACAGGTGTAACAGCATCTGCTGATTTGGTTATTAACGACAATGGTGGGCCTGGTACTACTAACTTTAACTTTGTTGACTTAGGTATCAACGGTTCTGGTTATTCTAATACAAGCTGGACAATTAATGGTCCTTCTGATGGTTATCTTTACACAGGTAATACAAACTTTTCTATTGGTACAGCAAATACAAATTATCTAAGCTTCTTTACTGGTGGCACACTAGCTGCAAACGAAAGAGTACGTTTGCTTGCGGGTGGTAACGTTGGTATCAATTCAACTACAGCTGACGCAACATTAAAAGTTCAAGGTACAGCAAACGTAACTGGTGCAGTTACAATTGGCGGCCAAACAACATTTGGTGCAAACCTAATCTTGGGTTCATCTGCAATTTCTGCTAATGGTGGATACGGTTCTGCTGGCCAAGTATTGTATTCAAACGGTACTGTCAACTACTGGGCAACACCAGCAGCTGGTGTAACTGGTTCTGATACACAAGTACAGTATAATGCATCAGGATCAGCTGGCGCATCTGCTGGTATGACATTTGCTTATACAACAAATACATTTACAGTATCTAATACAATCGTTGCTGGCCTTGCATTAAACATCAATGCTTATGGTACTGCAGCTAACGGTATTGCTGCTAACTCTTCAACAATTAAAATAGGTAACAGTTCTGTTAATGCTTCTATTAATAGTACTGCATTTTCTGGAAGTGCTAACAACGCAGCATATCTAGGTGGTGTTGCTGCTTCTTCATACGCTACACAAAGTTATGTAACAAGTCAAGGTTATCTAACATCATCTTCACTTTCTGGCTATGCAACACAGTCTTATGCTGATACAGCTGCAGGAACAGCTTATTCAAATGCGATGGCTGATACGCTATCACGCAATGGTTCGTATACAGGCAACAATACTTTTGGTGGTACAAATACTGTAATCAATTCTAATACCTTTATTAATGCTACTCTTGCTGTAAGTTCTTACGGTACTACAACGGGTGGTGTTGTTGCAAACACAACTGGTATTTTCTTTGGTAATACTGTTTCAAATGGCTATATCAATGCAACAGCATTGTTCTTTGGTAATGCTACAGTTAACACAACACATAACACGACACTTGTTCAAGTTGCAAATAGCACAAGTACAGCTAACTTAACCGCAGCTGGTTTGACTATTGGTACGGCTGTTGTTAATACTACTGTTCACCAAATTGGTGCAAACGTTTATGCTAATGCTTCAGCATTCTTCGTAGGTAACTCAACTGTCAACTCAATTATGACAGCTGGTTCACTAGCATTGAATGGTTCAACTCTTACTGTTGGTAACTCTACTGGTACAACAACATCAGTAACATTTGGTAACAACAGCGTTAACACAACATTTGATGGTGCATCAGTTAAAATTTCTAATGCTACCGTTACAGTGTTCCAAGCCAACACAACCAACACTCTAGTTTATTCACTACAGACAGTTGTTAACACAGCTTCAATTGGTTCTGCAGTTTCTGTAATTGCATCTGGTAACGTTGGTATTGGTAACTCATCACCAACAGATAAGTTGTCAGTAAACGGCACTGGTTACTTTGGTGGTAACGTAACTATTACTGGTGCAAACATTGTTGCTACATCTTCTCAATTGAATGTTAGAGACATTGTTGCAACTGGTAACTTAACAGTTTCTGGTACAGTTACAACACTCAATACACAGACACTAACAGTTAATGACAATATCATTGAACTTGGTCTAAACAACACTACAACAGATACTGTTGATACAGGGTTCTTCTCTCCAGCCGGTAATGCTACAGCTGTTTGGTATTCTGGTATCGCTCGCGTTGCAAGCTTCTCAGCAAATAACAACGCAGTATTCAGAGTATTTGTATCTAACACAAATCCAAACACAGCTTCTGTTATTGAAAATACTTCTAACACAACAACAAGTACATTAGTTGCGTACTTGGCTCCATACGCTACATCATCATCTCTTGGTGGTGCGTTTAGCGTCAATTCAACTGCGATCGCAATTACAGCTAACAGTACAGTTTCAGCTAACTTTACAGCAAACAGCTTGTCATTGTCAACAGCACTAGCAGCATCATACGGTGGTACTGGCCAATCATCCTATACGGTTGGTGACTTGCTATATGCTTCAGGTACAACTGCACTAAGTAAGTTGAGCACAGGTGGTTCTTCCGCAAATGGTTATGTGTTACAGGTTGATTCAGCTGGTCTTCCAATTTGGGCAGGCCTAGATGGTGGTACATTCTAACAACTGAGGTTATATTATGAATGAAGAATTTATTAATGTTTTCATTGAAACTATGAATAATAAAATAAGTGATTTAACAAAGAGCGAAATGATGCTATCAACTAGGCTAACATTAGCTGAAAAGTTGATAACAGCTCTCCAAGAAGAAAACACAAAATTGCAGGCCAGCTTAAATAAGAAGCCTACAAAGAATAAGGAAGATAGTACTTTTTGATCCCTGGTACATACCAGTTTAATAGGGAAGCCATATGGCACAGGCAAATACAAAGTTTCAGGTAAAGAGAACGACTGTTGCTGGTCGTTCTCCAAATACTACCAACTCGTCTAATACTCAATATATTAATCCTGGTGAGTTTGCGCTAAATCTTACCGATCAAATACTATATTCTTCTGATGGCACCAACTTAATTGAAATTGGTGCAAATAATACAAATCAAAAAGTTACCGGTACTTTAACTGTTAATAACGTCAGTGCTTCTGGTAATGTTACGATCAACAATAACGTTGATTTAAATTTTAAAGCTCTTTCAGGTGCGAACGTATCGTTTATTCAACAAAGTGACGATAACTTTGTTTTCTATTCAACATCTACAACAGGTAGTCAAAGAGCTGTTTGGGCTGTATTTGCTAACAGCAATACAAGTTCATTTAGCGTTCAAGTACCTACTATATTCAATGCTAATATTAATATTGGCACTTCAGCTCTTACAGCAAACGGTACGACTGGTACAGCTGGCCAATTCTTAACATCTAATGGTTCGGCAGTTTATTGGTCTTCTGCTGGTGGTGCTTCTGTAAACGTAGCTGCTCAATATACTTGGACTAATACTCAAACATTTGCTGCAAACATATCGTTTACTGGTAATAATATAAGTCTTGCTTCAAATACCGGTGCTATATTATTTGCAGGTAGTAGTGATAATAATTGGAAAATTGGCCGTAATACCGGTGCAACAACAAAGTTTTACTATACCAATAATACTCTTGATATTGTCGCAGCTGGTTCAAATCTTGAAGGGTTTGTAATTGGCCAGCCCGGTGGAAACACATACTTAGAAACTGGTTATGCTGGTACATTTACTAAAAATCCAATATATGTTGGAAACGCAACAGTAAACGCTACGATCAATTCTACATCGTTTACTGGAACATCAAATAACACTCTATACGTTGGTTCTGTAACAGCAGCTAACGTTGTATCTAATTCACAGCTATCTAGCAACCTTGCAAACTACCAAACAACAGCTGGTTTAAGTGCAAACGTTGCAACCTTAGCAGCTAACAACGCTTCATATCTTGGGACAGTTCCAGCAGCCAACTATATTCAAAATAGTGGTGCTTATACAATCAGTGGTGTTCATACTCACAGTGCAAACATTGTTATTAGTACATCTGCAGGTATTGTTGCAAACGGAACAATTGGTACAGCTAACCAAGTTCTAACTTCAAATGGTTCATCTGTTTATTGGTCAACACCTACAGGTGGTGCATCAGTAACAATATCTGATACTGCACCATCTTCACCATCAGCTGGTAATCTTTGGTATAGCAGTGCTACAGGTGATTTGTATATATATTACAATGATGGCGATAGTAGCCAATGGGTTAGTGTTAACGAAACGTATCTTGGCGCTCCTGTTAATACACCATTATTTACTGGTCTTGCTACATTTAGTAACGGTATCAATGTTGTTGGAAATGTTACCTATTCAAACGTAACATTCACTAACATGCCAAACTTTAGCAATAGCACGCTAACAAACGTAATTGCTAACGGAACAATAACAGCTAACGGTACAACCGGAACAGCTGGATATGTATTAGCAAGTGGTGGTTCAAGTTCAAATACATATTGGGTGCCACTAAATGGAAATCTAGATTACGGTTTAATTACTGGATCCGTTACTGGATCAGCGGACTATGGTTCGATTCTATAATAGGAGATAGGAATGGCACAGCAAGTGCAATTTAGAAGAGGTGCTTCATCGGACTACGCATCGTTTACTGGTGCGGCAGGTGAAGTAACTGTAGATACAACTCTTAAAACAATAAGAGTTCATGATGGTTCAACCGTTGGTGGTAGTATTGTTGCTACAGCAAATGGTGCAACGCTTACATCTACTACTTTAACTGCTCCTACTATTACAACAGCGACAATAACTACGCCTTCAATTGCTAATGCTTCTATCTCTGGTGCTAACAATCAGCTGTCTGGAACACTTATAGTCAATGGTGGCGCTATTGCTAACGGAACATTTACAAACTACACAGAAACATCATATTCAAATGCTGGTATTGGTGCAACGTTTACCGCTAACTTATCACTTGGTACAGTTCAATTATTGACTTTAAATAACAACTGCACATTTACAATGCCTTCACCAACAGCAGGTAAAAGCTTTATTTTGGTATTAAATAGTGGTACCGGTGGCTATTCAGTAACATGGTCAACTGTTAGCTGGCCCGGTGGAACAGCACCAACTTTAACCGCAGCTGCAAGTAAGAAAGACGTGTTTAGTTTCTTTGCTGATGGAACAAATTGGTATGGTGCAACTATAGGACAAAATTACTAATGTTTGCTGCTGGAAAAAGTGGAGCTGTTACTACTAGTAAAGATCCACAGTTTAATTTAACATCTCTATTGGTGCACGCTGACGGAACAAACGGCGCTAACAACAACACGTTTGTTGATAGCAGCACTAATGCGCTTAGTATAACACGCAACGGCACTCCAACACAGGGAACATTCAGCCCGTTCAGCCAGACTGGGTGGAGTAACTATATAACAAGCGGCAATATAATAACCAGCACTCTGAGCGGCACAGGATTAAGTCCTTATACTAATAATACGTGGACTATAGAGTTTTGGGTATACACAAACAGTTTCCCCGGCGCCAACTACTATACTCTAGCAAGTAAAGGAACTAGCGCCAATAGAGATTGGGCAGTTTTCATCAACACAAGTGGTCAAATCAGCTATTATTACAGCCCAAGTTCTGGTGATTATTTTGTTACAGCAACATCCGCATTAACCAAATACACATGGCAACATGTAGCGATAGTCAGCAATGCTGCTGCTATCACGATATACTTGAATGGTTCAAGTGTTGGAACTGGAACGCAAACACAGTTCAACAGCTCTAATCCTACGTATTTTAACTTTGGCAGTTTTATGGACTATGGTGCTACATTCTATCCAAATGACGGATATTTAAGCAACTTTAGATATGTACAAGGAACAGCAGTATATACCGCCCCATTCACCCCTCCTACGGCACCATTAACTGCGATAACAAATACAAAGATGTTGACTTGTCAGTCGAATCGTTTTTTAGATAACAGTACAAATGCTTACACATTTACAACAACAGGATCACCAAGCGTCCAAGCATTCTCACCTTTTGCTCCCAGTGCTGCTTATGGCGTTAGTAGTGTGGGTGGAAGCATCTATTTAGGAACAACATCCGATTGGGTAAATGTCTCCCATAATAGTGTATTGAATCTAAGCACGAGTGATTTTACTTTCGAGTGCTGGATATATCCTACGAATCCAAATGCACAGACATACTATGGTATAGTTGGCAAACGCACAGCTGATGCTAGCTATGGCTATCTGTTATTTGGATTGAACAGTAGCCTTGGATTGATACTGCTAGCCAGTTCTAACGGTTCGGGATGGGATATAGCTAATTCTTCAGGTTCCACAGCTTTGAAGAAGAATGTTTGGAGCCATGTAGCACTGGTAAGGAGTGGTTCTGGTATCAAAGCCTATCTAAACGGTAATTTAGAAATATCTGTGACGTCGAGTGCTGCAATATTCGATAATACCGCGGCTATGAGCGTTGGTAACTGGAGTGAAACACAATCGTCGTATCCATGGATAGGGTATATCAGCAATTTCAGATTTGTAAGAGGGACCGCTGTATACACTGCTAACTTCACGCCGCCCGCAGCGCCAGTTACTGCTATTGCCGCTACCCAGCTGCTAATAAACGGCACTAACGCTGGCATCTATGATCAGACTGCTAAGAATGATTTGATAACCGGAAGCGGAGCTAAGATATCGACAGCGCAATCGCAGTTTGGTGGTAGTAGTATGTTGTTTAATGGTACTACTGATTATTTACAGTTATACAGCCCATATCCATCTCTAGTATTAGGATCAAGCGATTTTACTGTAGAGGGATGGTTTTATTTCAACACTTTTGGTTCAAACCAAGATTTGTTTGCGTTTGATACAGTAATTACAAACGGCTATTCTGCTTTGAGAGTGCAAAGCAATTCTACGGGGCTTGATCTATATATGAGTACTAGTGGTGGTGGTTGGGCGATTTCTTCTTCTACTTCAGGGATCACACTCGCTTCTGGTCAATGGTATCACATAGCAGTGGTAAGATCGGGAACAAACGTAAACCTTTATATTAATGGTACGAGTAGATTGACTGCCACAGGGCTTTCTGGCGCTCTTTATACAAGTAGTTCTACTGCCTATACAATAGGTTGCGTATACAGTGGCAGCTCGCCTGCAGGATTTTATAACGGATACATCGATGATTTCCGCATAACAAAAGGTTATGCTAGATACACATCTACTTTTACACCACCGACAAAAGCATTCCCTGATCGATAAGAGAGGATAATATGATTATTGCAAGACACGAAAACGATCAATACATTCTTGCTCATTACCAAGATATGTTTCCACATGTAAGTTTTTCATCCAATGGTCCTAACGACGATTGGTTTGCTGATAACCAATGCTATAAGGTATCATTGACAAAGGATTATGATTCTGAGACACAAGAGCTTGTTCCATCTGAGCCATATCTTGAAAATGGTGTTGTTTATACAGTATTAGTTTCAAATAAATAAAGATAAAAGAGTAAACAATGGCAATTAATTTTCCAACAGGCGTAGCTAACGGATATATCTTTACTGACTCGACTTCAGGCAGTCGTTTCCAGTATTATAGCACTCCTGGTGTTTGGAAATACATTGCTTATTCTACAACACCAACGTTAGCTAAAGCATCGCTAACAGGCGATGGCGCTACGACAAGTTTCGGCGTCCCAGGCGGTTATGTCGCGAACCAGATAAGTGTTTATCTTAATGGTTCTTATCAAAGACCTGGAGTTGACGTTAATATTGGCAGTGGTGTTAACATTGTTTTTACCACGCCACCACCGAACGGTTCGTTGGTTGATGCTGTTGGTACTGGAACATTCTCATTCAATGGCGCATCGGTTCTTGT